CATCGAGTTCGGCACCAGTCAACAGTTCGATGGTTACGCTGACACCTGCTGCTTCAGCAACCAATGTGCTCAATGGAGAGATGGTCAGGGTATCGGCATCAAGGGATGTGACTTGGAATATACCGTTGTTCTCTTCGTTGACGAAACCGGACATGCGGATGTACTCATCAGCATTGATTTCGGTCGTTAGGTCAGTAGCACCGGTATACTCGAATGTGTTAACAATCGTTGCTTCCCAAAGGGATTCGGTAGCAGTGTATGTTGGTGTCCATGAACCGCCAAGAGCAGCCTCAAGGAAGTCGTCAAAGTGGAGGTAAGATAGCTCGTAGTTCAGGTCACCCGAGACTTGCTTGGCACCTAGCCGCATGTCACTGATTTGCTGGTCACCACGTAACTCTTCTGATGTGAATGAATCGCGTACTGCGATAATCGAGTTTTGCGTCAGTCGAAACTTCTGCATTGGGTTCGTAGCGTCTACTGTCGGAGTCGTTCCGAATGTAGATTCTGCCACATATGTCATGGCATGAGAGCCACCGGTTTGGAAAACGGGCATGAGTTATATTCCTCGTTAATTAATCATCGAGGGTATTTAGTCCCTATCAATTATTACCATGGCTGAACCATTCAACGATGACGGGAACCTGATACCAGTCAGGCTCTTCAAGGGGTGCTTGAATTGATCCATTGAGTATCTTAACCCTGAACGAATCAGTGGTCAGTACAGTGCCCTTCACGAATAGCTCGATCACTTCATCGGCCATATCAATAGCAGTCTTGGCACCCAACCCTCGTGGGGAGAACACATCAACCTGATACACGCCCGAATAGAAGTCGTTGCCGTCTAGACCGATGGCTGCTGAAGTCGTCGCAGCGGGCAACAGGGAGCTTCTGAGATACGTTGTACCCTTGGTTGGCTTGTAGCTGACATTCGGCGACTGTATTGGGGGCGCACTGGCGATGGTCGAAAGCTGTGTTTCGAGTGATCTTAGAATCTTATTCCATACGGATGTTTGTGGCATTATACTTTGTTCTCCTGTACAGACTTATTGAGAGCACGTTGGAACTCGGTCACTGTTACCTTGACCATTCCAGCAGGGGCTTGCTGCGAGCTACCATTCTCCAACTTCTGGATGTACGGTAAGTTGTTGATTACCGAAATGGTATCAGTCGTGCCTGCTGTCCTGATTGTGTTGGCACCATTGGATAGAGCAGCGTTACCACTCTTATCTGTCGTTGCAACAACACTGTCTGGTTTGTTATTGATACCCACCTGCCAGTTACCACGGGCCCGACCAGTATCGACCGGTGTACGCTTGATGATTGATGCGGTCAGTTTGAGGGCAGTCGCTTGCAATACTTCACGCATTGCTTTGTCCGTTGCGCCGTTCCACTTCTTGATTTCAAGTCCGAAAGTATTAGCCATTAGATGCTTACTCTCAGTATCCAGATGACCGGTACATTACCGGGGCTTACAGGATGCACCTCACGCACTACGAATGCTTCACCAGCGATGTCAAGCTGGTCACCGATGCGAGGCTTTGATGTGAAATTGGTGGCGTCTAAGATAGCCTTACGGTCGTTGGCTTCGATGAGCGTAAACGACTTGTCAGCATCCGTGAAATTGAATAGTGCACCGACGCCGGAGAATGCGGCTTCGGTCTTTGTGTTTGTGAGTGTTGCAGGGTCATACGCACCAGACGTGCGAGTGGTCAGAATGCAATTCTGTCCGAATCTTGTGAGTAGTGGGAGAGCGGTGTTGTCTCGAAGTTTAGCGTAATCGAATGCAGCCATGATGTTTAGCCCCTGTCAACTCTACCATTGACTCCTGAGATGATAAGATAATTGAGCCAACGCTTCGCTTCAATGAAGGCTAGCTTGGATTGTCCAGTTAATGCTGCACCACCCAAATCTTGGGTCGTCATGTACTCCACTGAAACCTCGATGACATCGACCTTTTCAGATTGTGATTTAACAGGGGTGTTGTCCCTGTCAACCGCATACGGATCAGTAGCGGGGTCTTGCAATGCGAGTCCCATTTCTGATGTAGCGTAGAGCAGTGGTGTTGGTAGTGGTGAGGATGCTAAACAGAAACCATCTTCATCGATGATGTCATATCGAGGGAACGTCAACGACTGTGTACCAGAAGTCTTGTCGCCTTTCCATTGTAGCCGGTATGTGGTGTTCAGATAGTCGGTGGCACGTACTAACGCTGACTCTTTCTCGGAGGTACCGAGACCGAACCAATCACTGTCCAAGTTTCGGTCAGTGAAGTATGCGTCGGCATCCGCTACTGAAGCGAATGAATTCGCCCCTGCTACGTTGCTACCATCTTCGACTGTGAACGCCATTTATGCTGCCTCTGCCTTCTTCTTCGCTGGCACTGTCTTGACAGGCTTTTCCATCAAGCCTACTAGCCTATCCAGCTTTTGTTCAATTGCGGTAAGACGTTTGTTGAGGGCATGCTGCTCGTTAAGAGCGGCTTCCTTACGCATAGTCTCGTTGAAATCTGACATGGTTGTACTCCCGTTTGTGACCACCCGTCATAGACAGTATGGTTGGTTATCATTGATAAGCCATGAGGGAGCCGAAGCTCCCTCACGGGTTGAGTTATCGCTCGATTAAGAGCCTACTCCGATGTTGTGCTCTAGGCACGTTACACCGATTTTCTTGTCTTCGAAGGTTTGACCCCAGTTGGTGCCGATTGCGAAATCGTCATTATCAGGAGTTTCTTCCGAAGCTGGCGAACCAGTCCAAGAAGTACCGTAAACGTGTGCTGCATACGAGTCACGAACGATCAGTGATTCAACACCGCCACCGTGGCCCTGTGTAGCATAACGCTCGACTTCAACCGGCACCTTAGCGACGCCGCCTGTTACCGTTACGGAAGCTGGCTGCATCAAGTACGACTTGTACCAGAAACCATTCGTTCCACCAGCGATCTTAAGAGCACCGGGATCGCCAACAGCAGCACCGTCGTCAACGACGAGAGTGAAACCGAGATACGTTCCCCAACCAATGTTCTGGGTGTTGGTAGCTTCGTAAGTGATGAGGTTCTTCTTCTGAAGGTCACGATGAGTGTCACTGTGGACGATCATTACGTTGGTACCTTGCTCGTCTGCCGAAGCAGCCAGAGTGTCGATAACCGGACCAGCATTGATAACTTCAGCAGCCAGTGGAGCAGCAGCAGTTGCCTTTTCGGCGATGCTGTTGGTATGCGAAGATGTGAGAACACCGTTCGTAGTGTTGTACAATCCTTCGAGGATTGCTTGGAGTGCGTTCTGACGCTTGGTCATACGGAACTGGCTGATGCGAGCAGCAGCGTTTGCGAGCGGGTCGGAACCTGCGAGCATTGCTGTCAAGTCTGCACTAGACCAGATGCCGTTACGCTCACAACGGGAAACGATCTGCTTGCGACCAGCGAGGGCGTTAGCCGTACCGTCAGTTACCAAGTCAGATGAAATGTTTTCCGCATCGCCGTCAGTTGCCTGCCACGATGGAACGTTGAAAGTGGTACCGCCACCGGCTAGGAAGCCTGCGATATTTGCGTCGGATACAACAGCGCCGGACTGAATCAGTCGGTTAACGCGATTGTCTTCTTCGAAGATATAGCCCGCGAATACTTCAGGGACGATAACTTCGGATAAACCTGTAATTGCCATGATAATTTACCTATTAAGTTAATGAAAATTTAAGTGTTTTACGTCACCGACTTGGACTCATTTACCATTGGTTTATGTGTCTAGCCTCAACGAGGCAATCATATGTCATCGGCATAGCGTCAGACTGATTCGGTTATCTACGACTTATTTATACTTTGAACGCTATTAGACGTTCACGCCGGGGATTTTCTCTCCAGCCTCGTCCGCTAGCCTACGAGCCTCTTCAGGATTCGACTTGACTAACTTCATTCCTTCAAACGCATCCCAACGTCCATCCTTACCTCGAACGAATGGGTTACCTGCGGTTGCTGCACCTGCCCCTGCGGCACCATTGTTATCACTGGAGCGTGCCCCTGTCCCACTCTTGACACCGGCTTCGAAGGCTCGGCTCATGATGGGATCATTCTGCATTTCGGCTACCAGATCAGCGATGGTTGCTGGTTGACCTTGACCATTGAACATCTTGGTGCCCGCCTTGTCATTGACCACAACAGCCATGTCGTCATCTAGGGACAGTCTGGATGTGATGTGGGGCATGAGTAGTTCAGGTGAACCCTTGGCATCAGCCAATGCTCGTGTGGCAACTGTTGTGATCTTTTCGCGATGGAGTTGACCACGCATCTTTTCGAGAGCGGCATCCTTTTCACCGATGACACCCTGTAGCTTGGTCTGTTGGTTCTCAAGGATTGTATCGAAATCCTTGTTGGCTCGTAGCTTCTCCTCTTCAGCCTTCTCGGCTTCGGATTGCATAGAGCGGAATTTGTCGGCATCAACACCTTCGAACGTCTTGAGGTTTTCGCGTAGGGTCTTGTTGTCCCCAAGCAATTCATCACGCTTAGCGAGTAAGCCTGCATGCTCTGATTCGATTAATGTTTTTGCTGCTTCTTGCGCTGCGGCTGCAACGGCTGCTTTAACTTCTGGGTCTTCTAGATCGATTGCCATCGTGGGGCTCCCTTCATCATTGATGTGCCATTGGCACGGAGTATGTGTTGTGACTTATATTTACAGTAATTCGATTAAAGGCTGCGCAGTGCAGCAGTGGAGTCGAACGGGGTTGGTTTGTCGAGTGCCTTCAGTTCATCCAATGTCAGTGGGTTACCTTGGAAATCAACAAGGTCAGTGGTACTGATACGCCCTGCTCTGAATAGCTCCGCACGGCGCGGCCCTAACAGTTCATTCTGGAATGACTTGCCACGGTTGTTCAGGAACTCATCGAAGTCTTGCCCTGCTGGTACATCGGCTCCTATCAAGCTCGATGGGTCATTGGGGTCTTCTATCTTGGCAGCACGCCTACCTTCATCAGGCTCATCCACGTCCAATCCTAACTCTTTGAATGAACGAACAATTGGGGTCGTAGTGGATCGACACTGCCAGTGACGTGGAGGTCCACCGTTCCATGATAGGTCATGCCCAACAGGGATGTACTCCGGTAGTGTCCAAATCTTATTCGAGTATGCAATGCAGATTTGGGTAGTACGGTCGTCTAAGGTACTGATCTGCTGTACTGCTTTGACCACATTGCTATTGGCTTCCCATGTAGCGATACGGGCGTTGTTGGCTACCTCTTGAACCGATGTCCTAACCAATGCCCTCATCTGCTGGTTGGTCTGGTTGAACATGTTGCCTAGATTCTTACGTATCTGCTCGTTGGTCTCGCCAGCCAATACACCCTGTACGATGTCGCGTTGGAATCGCTCTTGTACATTACGGGCCTGAGTTGATAGGGCACCAGCCACGGTGGTACCCTGTAGTGGCGCGAACTTAACTGCCGCCTCTAACTGCTCGGCTGTGAATGATGTAGTGACCAGTTCAACACCAGCCTTTTCATTGACCACGGTAGCAGCCAACTCTGTCTCCAGTGCAGCTACTTCGAATAGGTTACGTTCGAGGGAAGTCTTGATGTCAGCAAAGCCATCATCCAGTGTGGCTTGAATGTTGGCGAGTATCTGATTCTTGGTTTGGACTTGGAGGAAGGTACGTGACCCCGCTCCGCCTATCCTGAGTTCCTTGGTGATCTTACGCTTCAATTGATTCAGGCGTGCGGACATCTGGTTCTGCAAGCCAGTATCGAATCTCAATAGGTTAACGGTTCGACCGATTATCTGATTCTGAATCTTCTCGTTGGTAGTGGCCACGGATTACTCCCCCTGTGGAAACAACCCTTCCAATGTAGTACCAGCATCGTTGCGTGCCAACTCTGACTCGACTTCAGCATCGAAGTCTTCAGATAGAAGACCACGTCGCTTAACCTCTTCAAGTAGGGTACGAGTGGATAGCTTACCAGAGACCGACATGTTGTGGAGCAGAGTGGCCTCTTCAACCGAACCAACAGCGATGTTGAAGTCGTCGAAGAATTCGATCTCTCCAACAGCCTCTTCACCTTTGCCAGCCAGTTCAGCCATATGACTCAACGATGATTCCATGACACCTTCAAGGTCATTCACCATGCGTTGTAGGTCGGACTGTGCGGCTGCTGCGTCGATTGCTGTAGCTGTAGCAGTAACATCACCGGTACGTGGTACCAATAACTGCATGCTGAAGTGTTCCATGATCTCAAGGATGTCGATACCGTGTTGACGACCAGCACCGATTGCTTGACCGGCATGCTCGACGTATACCAAATCGGCATCAGGGTTGTCGGTCTGTACCAGACTATTCGGGGACACAGTGACTTGGATAGGTGCACCATTCTCATCGATACCACCCAATCCCTTACCGAACATAATCGGTACACGAGCAACGTGTAGGATATGGTTCTGGTCTGATGTGGATTCCCAATGTGATTGGTTCAGGTCAGCAAGGTCACGCAGTGGTGGCGATGCTACAAGGAAGCCTTCTTTGTTCGAGTAGAATGTTTCGAGTGGGATGTAATCCAATGCTGTCACGCCTGTATCGATAACGAACCATTGCTTCGTTTCTGTATCCTCTTGCCACAGTTCGAATGACCCCGGTTCTATCACACGTACCCTATTAACCGCCATCTCAGTGAAGCGGCCAGAGTCAACCTTGGCTGTCTCATGGATACGGATTTGGGTAAGGGTCTCGATGCCATCAGTGACTTTGGACTTCCATCCAATCAAGGCTTTGGCTTTGATGTGAGTAAGGTACGGGCGCAATCCCCGTGTAGCCACATCCGCCAGACTCAGCACACCATCTTCGTCTGAGATACGTGGGTACTCTGTCAGTATATGCGACTTGCCATTAACAAGGGCGTCTTCCAATACCAATGCAGAGAAGGCGTTGATGTCGTTACCTTCGCGGTCGATGTCCGCTGTTATCCATTCGTTAAGCTGCACATCCATGTCCTCTGAGAGCATGGCGGGCTTGGTGAATGGCTTGCTGGACAGGTTGACTACGGTCTTCTTGAACACGTTAGTCAACGTGGAGCGTGCTAGACGGTTCTTGTAATCAGCATCGATCTCTTTGGGGTTCTGTGGAAGGTACAGCTTACCTGCTTCGCGCATAGCCACCGTGCCGCCCATTAACGTCTCGGGTAGATGCCAACGTCGTGTCATCCATTGATACTGAGAGTTGGGCGTAGCAACTGAATCATTCTTGTCGCCATTGATACCGAGCGACAAATCTTGCAAGGCTTTCGCCTGCTCAGTTGTTAGATTACTTGATGCCATGAAGGAATTCCGAATGAAGGTTTAGTGACTATTTATCATTGACGGTCGCATACCATGTGCAAGTCTTATAATGAGGCTGACTGGATGGTCACACGATTGGCTCCAATTGGAAACGTTCCATTGACTGCATAGCCCAAAGCATCAAGGATGTGGTCGATGTTTTGGCCCTTATCTGGGATGCTCGTATTAGGCTTGTAGGTGTGTCCCAATAGGCACGTTGAAAGGTACTCACATTTCGGATTGATCCATAGTCGATGGTCGCCTTTCTGATTGGTGAATAGTGCGTTGACCTGATTGATACGGTCACTGACATATGGGTTGCTAGGAGCCGTCGCTATGGCTATCCCTGCACTCTGAAACAGCTTGTGATCTGATTGATGGCTAGATGTGTGGCGTGATTTACCAGAGGCGTCAGGGTACGCTATGACGTTCTGCTTGCCATATCGGTTCTTCACTTCGGTGATCAATTCCATGGTGTTGCTGTCTGGCATCCTGAACTCATCGAACACAACCAACTCACGTACCTTCTCACCTTTGATAACACGATGTCGTATCTGACATGCCACTGCTGTCATTGGATTAACGTTGAAGTCAACACCCAACAGAATGGGTAATTTCTTATTCATTACAGCAGTAGTATCGAGGTGGACGGTCTGGTCGTACCCATAGTAGACACGTCCTTGCAGTGACATGAATGACGCCAGATACTCTTGCTCGAACACCTTGGTCGGTAGTGTGGCCGCAGCATCCCTGATTTCCTCAATGGATACTTGACCGCCCTGAAGTGTCGTATATTGGTGACTGCTCCATTGCTGGTTCTTCATGTGCATCGTGAAGAGGTCGTGTGCCCAACCGAAGCCTGCTGGTGATGAGATGAATAGAGCCCCACCCATCCTATCAGATAGCATCGGTCGAAGGACGTTCTGCCATGCTGATTGTTCCATGGTAGTGAACTCATCCATTACCAAGAAGTCGAGACCCTGTCCACGCAAGCTGTCTGGTTTATGGGTACCACGCACACGAATCTTGCTGCCATTAATCAGCTTGATTTCCATGCGGGATATGTTGGGGTCACCTGCGAGTAATGCTGGTGGGATGAAGTCAATCATTTCGTCCCAGAAGATGTCACGTGCCTGCCCGTAGGTTGGTGCTGCGTACATGACGTTACGCTTCTGTCCAGCCGTAGCTGCTCGCCACACTTCATGCTTGGCAAGGAAAGTCTTTCCGAATCGACGCCCTGCTATCCCCACTCTAAATCGGGCAGGGTCACGCCATATACGGGATTGCGCTACGGTTAGTTGGCTCAATGCAGATACTCATCAACCGGTAGTTCGGCATCCACTGGGGCCAGAGTGACCGTAGGTAGATCGATATCTTGGAAGCTGATGGTCTGCTCGATGGTTTGACGAGGCTTACCATAGGCACGCTCAAGGATGATAGCCGCACATTTGATACGGTCAGCATCTTTGGATTTAGAATTGATTAGTATCTCATGAAGTACGAGAACGGCATCGACTGCTGCGAGCTTACACGCATCGAGTACACCTGCTGCGGGAGGTACCTTGGGTCGCCCTGATGGGTTACCACTCTGTCCCTTTATGAAATGCCCTTTGGCATTACGGGCACGTGGTGCTGCTTTCTTCTTTACCGGCTTAGCATTGCTAGCCTTCTTCTTTGTAGCCATGTTGGCATTGCCTCAATGGTGGGAGTCATTGACCCCGTTTATCTGTTGGTTGATACTGCGTCTTCGCTCCAGTTATCAATCAGGATTCTTTCTATCGACCAGTCACTTGGTCGCTTGCTGTATTTACGTGCCCACTTCATTGCCAACTTTTCTGAAGAAAATACACATGGGCTGGAACGCCCATTCCCATTGGCATCTGTCGTGTGAATTTTATACACACAATCCATCAGTGACGTGCCTCCATGTACGCTGGCACAAGATGTGATTCACCGCCACCTGACTGATGCCGTGAATCGCGGCCAGTTGTGTCTGCGTGAGCTTCTTTGGGTTGGTGAATATCCATGCCACGTCCTCTGCTGTGAGCTTGCATCGTGGGTTGAATTCACCTTTCTTAAATGGCA